TTTTTATTTTTTCTTATTTTATAAGTATTATCATAACTGCTATTTTAGTGATGATTATGCCACCCATTGCTTTATTGCTTATTTTACCTACTTGGCTAATTGTAATAAGTTTAGATTTTATTCTTTTTGCTATTTTAAAAATTTATTTTTTGAAAAATAAAACAATCAAAAACTCTTAGCCTTTAAAAATTCTTTTGAAATTGCTAAAGCTTCTTCAAACTCATCTAAGCTTAAATCTAAAACTTCATTTAATCCCCAATGCAAAGTATGACTTATAAGAGCTATAGCCTCTAAGCTATAACTCCTGTTTCTACCAAAAAATCTTTAAGAGCGTCCTGTAAAGCTTTAAAATCTTTAAGATTCAAATCTTCAATTTCACTTTCTTGCTTATTGGTAAGTGCAGCTATCATATAAATAGTTTGCTCCATTTCTTTTTCACTTTTATTAGTGGCGTTTTTTAATACACGCACATTTGGCTCTCTCATTTTTAATTCTTCGCCATTTTCAAGTTTGATTATTTTTTCTTTCATTTTTCTTTCCTTTTTATCCTTCTTTATGGCGGAAGTAATTCCGCCTGAGAAGCAACTAAAGGCTTCCCCACCCATTGCTACGCAATGCCCAAAAAGCCAAACTTTAATCCTAAAATCCCAGTATTGTTAATTAAACTCCGATTAATCAGTGTTTAAAGGGTTAAATTGCTTCTTACATCACTCATCATATCCACCCCATTTATCATTAAAATAGTGTTTTTATGATCGTAGGTAATGATTGGAATGTTATTGCGGCGTTGCATGTAAAAATGAACTGCCATTTTAATTTCAGCTTCCACCTCTTTTCCACTTTCATGATCACTTTCACTTATGCTTATAAACTCTCCTAAAAACTCAGCATTAATACCATAGTTTTTTCCACCTTTGTGAACACTTTCTCTAAAAAGCAAAGGAGCTTTAATCTCACTAAAAGTAGTATGAAAGAAAGCCGCATAAAGCACTGGATCAACAACGGCTAATTTAAAGCTAATTTCTAAAGGCTTTAAAACCCCGCTACTATAATTTGCTCTTAAAACTCCTTTGGTTTCAATCATCTCTTGTTCTATATCAGGCAATTTTAAATTTCTAACCACTCCAAGATAACCTTGACCATCTATATAAATATTACCTTCCTGTATAACTTCGCCAATTATTCTTTTCATTTTTATTTTCTCCTTTTAAAAATTTATTAACTATCCGCACTAATAGTTTTAATCAAATCACTTGCCCATTCATCAGAGTAGATAAACTCTAAAGTGATTTGTTTAACGATTGGATTATTCATCATTTTTATATTTAGATAAAACTTACCAGCACTCACATTGGCATCTGTGTTTCTTTCTTCATCCCAGCTTACCTCATAGCCAATTAAAACCTTAGCTCCTTTTAAATCTCTTAGCAATTCTTCAATGCTGATTTTTATAAAATATAATTCACTTGCTTTTTTATCAATAGCCTTAAAAGCTGCTTTTTGTCCTGCTAGGGCTATACGATCAAAAGTTCTTACACGAGCTAAATCTTGCCAAATCGTATCTTCATGACTAGTCTCCCCACCCCAAGAGCGATAACCTTCAGTTAAAATGCAAGTTGAGATATGAGCATTTCTTAATCTATCTGCATCACAATCAAAGCCATTGATAAACTCTATAAAATACTCTGTGCCAGTAACCCCATTCATCACTCTATTTGAGTAAGAATCACTAAAGCCATATTCTTTATCCCCATCTGTATGGGCTATTAAACCTGCGATGATAGGAGATTGTGGAACATAAGCGTATTTTCCTTGTGTATTTAAGATTTGAACCTGTGGCCAAGTGGCAATTAATCTTTTAGAGCTAAAAGCCTCCATTGTATTAATAGCTTCACCAACATTTGTAGCGTATAAATCTATTATAGCTGTGATATTCATAGAACTTGCCACACTTTCAAGCTTAGCCTTTACTCCTGCTTCATGTGAGTAATAAGGAGCAATGATTAAATCAGGACTAAAACCTGTTTTATGTTTGGCTTTTTTAAAGGCTTCTATGGCATTAACAATATTGGTTAAAGTGTTTTCACTTTCCTCGCTTTCTTCAAAAAAGCTGATAATTATGACATTAGAAACATTTTGTAGATTGATACATTCTAAAGTATCTAAAAGTCTAAAATCTTGTAAGTTATTTTCTTTGATTAAATCGTTTACAAATTCTTTTGCTTTACTTACATTTGAAAAGGCAAAGATTGGAAAGCTATCCACGCTTTCATAACCAGCCTTTGTGTAAATCATTTCTTTACTTGCACCTTTTATAGCCCCAGCAATACCTATAGGCGTATCACTTTGCACTTTAATAGGACTTGCTGCACCATTGCTGATATTAAAATTAACTCCATAATTTGCTGCCATTATTCACTCCTTATTTCTTTACATTTTTTGTATTTTTTGTTTTTTTAGGATTTAAATTAAGCTCTTTTTTCATAACAATTTGATCTTGTTTAGAAATTTCAAATAAAAAAGCATAATCTCCATAAGTATCAGAACTAGCTTCTAACTTTTCAACATTAAAATCTTCACTTTGAATTTCTTGCTCACCTATAAAAATGGATTTTTTTACTCTTACATTGGTAATTTCTGTTTGACCATAATATCCATTACCTCTAGCAAAAAGCTTATTAGGCATTGGTGTATTTTCAAGTTCTATGCTTACCTCTCTCGTTCCTGAACTAGACCATAAGCAACACTCATCAGAACCACCATTATATTTTTTAAACACATGGGCGATTTTGTGATAGGTTTCTTGATAAATACCACTTGTCTTAATCGTTCCTACAATTTGATTATCTGTAGGAGTAGGATTAGAATCTATAGTAAAATCACTCCTATTAAGCCCATTGCCATCTTTAGTCATAGTGAATTTTGCGTTTTCATACTCATCTTGAACTTTATTTGGAGTAGCAAAACCATTTTCAAAACCAAGTCTTAAATCACTCATACAACCCCCATATTGTCCACCTGTGGTAGTGTTATCAAATGTGATGATGATTTTTTCTTTAGGGATAATATCATTACTACCATCTCCTAGTAAATCAACCCAGCTTGTAAAATCATTATCATTAGCAGTGCAAATAAATAATTGCTTTTTACTTTCTAAAACCGCCCAAATTTCTCCTACTTTAGCTTGTGTATTGTAGTTAGGTGGAGTTTTTGATATTTTTATGTTTGTATTTTGGAAACCCTCATCTTTTAAAATCTCTTGAATGAGACTTTTAAGCTCCTCTTTATTAACAAGCTCTTCTTTAAAAAGCTTTAGTTTTTTATCTATAAGCTCATTAACTTTTTGAGCATTAAGCTTATCACTAACTATAGGTTCACTTGGCTCTTTTGAGCCTTGATTAATATCTGGAATAAAAGAAATTCCATAATCTTTCATTTTAACTCCTTTTTATGCTTTCACTTTGTGCGAATAAAATCCGCCCAAAGTCGCTTTTGCTAAAGCCCCCGTCCCACTGCGTGGGTAGCTCACCTTTTTTTATTTTCCTTTTATCAAGCATTTTATTGCATGATAAAGATTGCAAGAATGATAAAATACAAAGATTTTAAGTCTTGAACATCCAAGCAAAGTCATAGCTTCTTTTAATGCTAAATCAGCTGTCCTATAATCAGTTCTTGAATTTGCTTTTTCGCATAAAAAATCATGCACCACACAAGCGCTAAAATACTCACTTTTAAAAGGTGGAAACAAAGACCAAAAAAGGCGTGGGATACTTGCACCATCAGTTTTAAATCCTTTTGGCACAATGCCTTTAAAACTAAGCAAAGCAAACTCATAATCTTGTATCACTTCAAACCTGTCCTTATCGTATGGCTTTACGCATACTCTTTTTAATTCTGCTTTAGTCATTTTTCACTCTCCCAAACAATTAAATCAAGTTCTTCTTTGCTTTGTGCATTTCTAGCTTTTTCTTTTAAAGCACTTGCTTTAAAAATAGTCTCTTGCACAAAATAAGCCATGCTACTTGCAAAGAGTTTAAACTCATCTACGCTAAATCTTGTAGTTGTATTATCAAGCGCAATCCAATCAATATAAGGAATTAAATTAGGATTAACAAGAGCATTGGTTACTGCTCCATTAATTCTTAACTGATCTTCATTAGAACTTTGATAGATTTTATCTTTAAAAGAAAATCCACCATTTAGAATATTTTCTTTTTTTGTATTAATCTCGTTGATTTTTAACTCTTTTGCCTCGTTTAAAAGCTCTTCTTCGCTTTTAGGAGGATTTATTAAAGAGTTAAATTCTTCTTCGCTAATAGGTGTTAAGCCTGTTTTAATTTGCTCATCGCTCACTTCATCCTCATAAGCATAAATTTGATTATTATCGTTTTTGTCTATAAAATATTTCATTTTTTCTCCTTATTTGCTTGATGCTTATCTAAGCTCCATAAAAGATACAATGCTTTTACTTGGATACCATCCGCTGTGTTGTGGTGTATTTAATCTGTATTGCCCATTTGGTGGAATGATTCCAAAACCAAAATAAGTTCGACTTACTCCACCATTGGATAATGAAGTTTGAAACATAGAAACTGCAAATTGCTCACTACAAGAAAAACTGACATCCCCACTTGCACTAGCATTAACTTGAAATTTGGCTGCTATGGGTTTTCCTGTATTATTTGTATAAGCTACATCAAAGGCTCTTGAAACATTTTGCCAAGCTTGATTTACTCCCAATCCTCCTATTAAGCTAGGAGCTTGTTCTTTTAAGGTAGCTAAATTTACAAATTGATTGTCATTTGTAGCTTTTATAGAGCTTGTAGGTAGTTTGGTAAAGTCTTTAGCTCCTGTAATGGTTTGATTAGTAGCTAAAGTAACATATTTGGCAATTTCTGTATTAAATTTATTTTCTAAAAGATATTTAGCAAACTCATCCCATACTTTTTTAAACTCTGCATCATATTTTTGCGTTAAAGCATCAATTTTAAGATTAAGTTCCACTTTAATAGCATCCACATAATCACGACTTGCCATGATTACACTAGGATCTAGTTTTAAAATAACTTCCTCTGCATTAGAAAGCTCCATGACAATTTTTATCATAAGCTCTTTAGCGCTGCCTTCTTTTAAGATAGGTTTATAAGTGCGTGGGACATTTCCTACTGCAAGCAAATCTCCTGCTTCATCATAAATGCCTACTGCATTAACTTCAAACCCGCCCACATCGCTTGGCACATGACACATTAAATTCACATAGTTTGGATTGCTTTCATCCACGCTTTTGCTACTAATATTAGCTTCATAAACAATCTCTTCTAAGCTTTGCATTTCTTCGCTGGGCAAAATAACTTTTGAACTTAATTTAAAGCTTTTTAAATTGATACCATTTCCACTTGCTCTTGCGGCAATAAATTTAGCAATGCCAATTTTTGTTAGTATGGTATAGTATTCACTTTTTGCCATTAATACACTCCTTTAAAATCAATATTAGTTCTTGTTATTTCACACATAAAAATTCCAAATGCATTTTTAGTACTTTTAATTTCATTTTCTAAAAAAGTGGTTTGAAAAGGTAAGATTTCTATAGTTTCTCCACTTATTTGTGCATTAGCATTAAAACTATCATTTTTACTTTCAATCTCTATTTCAATTGCTTCTAAAACGCTTCTAACATTTTTAAAATCATAAATTAGTCTTTCTAAAGTATTAAGCATTCTTTCATCAAAGCTAACATTAGTTGTGCTTACTTTAACTTTAAAAAAATAAGGCTTTCCACCATAATTAAACCACTCTTTAACCACTGCAGTAGGAAATACGGCTCTTAAAGCTTCTTTTATAGCCCAAGTTGTGCCGTTGTATCTATCTAAAAGTAAGGCTTTAGATATAAGCTTTCTTGCTTCTTTTGTTTCTAAACCATCTATGCTTACATCATAAGCATTAGCTAAAATTGGCAATAATCTTTCATCGCAATTTAGAGCTAGATTTGTGATACTAGCTAAATTTAAATCTTCAAATCTAGCTTTTGCACTTAAATCAATGGCTTTGCTTTGTTTTGGATGGTGGTTTAGTATTAGTGTATTCATAGTACTGCCTTTTTTATGCTATCACTTTGTGCAAACGAAGTTCGCCCAAAGTCGCTTTTACTGAAGGCTTCCCGACCCATTGCTACGCAATGCCCCTTCATAGTACTGCCTTTTCATAACTAAGTGAAAAGCTAAGGGTTGCAAACTCATCATCAGCTATTATTATATTTTCTAAGGGCAAGTCTCTTAATTCTTGCTCTTCTTCATTTATGATTTTTTCTTTAATGCTTAAAATTTCGCTTTTATAAACTCCGTCCTGATGAAGACATTTGTAAATAAATCCTAGTGCTAAATCCACACTTAAATCAAAGTCCTTTTGCAAAGCATTAATCTTTTCACTTATTTCATTAGCACGGCTTAATTCTAAAAGTAAAAGTTTGGCATCTACGATAAACTCTCTTTTTTTAGCTAACTCAACGCTGACTTCATCAGTTAAAGGTCTTCGCTCATCTGCACTTAAATACTCTTTAACCACATCAACACTTAATTCATCTTCACTTTTAATGATAACTCTTACTTTTCCTGCTCCATTGTTTAAAGCTTTTATGGAAGCTACTTTTGCACTTGCGCTTAAAGCGTGATAGATATAGCCTTTTTCACTTCCTGCGGTTGAAAAGCGATGTACACTCATTACAGCCCTTTCTCTTAAGGCTTCATCACTTTCTTCACTGGCTCCACCTTTGAAAAATTCTAGTTGTTTAATCTTAGCCACAAAAGGCAGTGGGGTTTGTAAAAACTCGGTTTTACTTTCTTTGCTTTGAATAAATTCATTAAGTTCTAAAATACCTTGTGCTTTACTTTGCCCTTTTTTAATCACCACTTCTTCTTTTAAAGTGGCAAGGTCTGCTTTTTCATTTGAAAAAATTGCACCTTTTGGGATGATGACATCATAAGTAAGTAAAGTATTTAATTCAAACTCTACTTTAGCTGCGGGTTTAACCCCTTTAAGCCTTTGTATTAAATAGCCATTAGCTACTACATTATCTAAATCACTTCCCTTTGCATAATGAAGATATGTTGCTTTTATACTCTCATTAATTCTTGCTCTAATTATCATTTCTCTATAAGCTAAAGCTTCTAAAATGGCTTTAAAAGGATCAGATTCTAAAAGCTCTACATTATCTTTTAAAAAGCTTTTAAAAAGTTCTTCATAGGCTTTTAAAAGCTTTTCATAATCAAGCTCTTCTATGATTTGTGGATAAGGGATATCCTTTAAAAAGCTTTGTTTAAAATAGCTATCATTTGCACTTAAAAGCTCACTCATTTGCCTAGCTCCATTGTTAAATCCCCATAATTTTCAAAAAGCAAGGTAATGCTTAATTTATTGTCTTTACACTCATTAAGTCTCACACCTTTTAGCTTTACTCTTTTTTCCCACTTTGAAATAGCCTCTGCTGTATATCTAGTAAGCTTTATCTTAAAATCATCATCGATTTTTCTATCTATGAGTGTATAAAGTAAAGAACCATATTCAGGTCTCATTACTCTTGAGCCTAAAGGAGTGATTAAAATGTCTTTGATACTTTCTTCGATGCTTACCATGTAATTCATTTTAAACCTTTGTAAAATTCAAAAATGTTTTCTAGTATTTGAGAAAATCCTAAAAACATAAAAGCTATAAAAAAGCCTATAAAAATGCTTTTAATAAAAAAGTTTAGGTTTAAAAAAGCATAAAATGCCCCCATACAAAAGAGCATAAAAAAGACTAATGAAAATAAAAGCAAAAATAATTCTTTCATAGTTTTTCCTATCTTGGCGAAGCTGTGGCACCACAAGTACAAGAATGGGTATGATTTGTTAAATCACCTTTGCTATCGCTTATATTTCCACTAACTTGTAAATTGCCTATTAAGTTTAAATTTCCTTTTATGCTAAAAGTACCACTTGCCCCACCTTCGCCACTTGTAAAAATTGCTCCTGCAATTTGAGTATTACCATTTAAATTAATACTTGGAGCGTTAAGCGTTATGGTATTAGCGTTTGTAGTATGATTTTTAGTATTTAAGGTGTTGTTTTGGTTATGGGTGGTTTTATCTACACAAGTGATATTTATATCTTTAACCACATCAAGTTTTAAAGTACTACTCTTAGAGTTGTATTCTAAATGCGTTCCATCTTCAAAATCTATATTAAAAGTATTTTCATTTGTGTTTTTTGCTCTATGTTTTTCTTGGTAAAGCCCACGCAAAATAACTCCACTATTTAAATCCCCACGCACAGGTATGACTAATACTTGCTCTCCTATTCTTAAAGGAGAAAAGCTCACTGCATAAGAATTAGCTAGACTTTGAAAAACACTTAAAAAATCCGTTACCATATCTCCAATAGCAACCTTAGCTTTACCTTCTTTAATGTCGCAAATGATGCCAAGTTCGTTCATTATAGTTTTTCCATTTTTTTATTAATTAACTTTTCTACAAGTTGCTCAATTTTAAGCAATGCATCTGTCCCCATATAAGCTGCAAAACCACCCACTGCAACGCTAAGCTTTATGCCAAAATTAAGATAATTTACAATTTCAAAAACTAGATATGCTACAAACATAGAACCTAGCATACCTTTTAAAAAGAGTGTAAATTTACCTTTTAAATTAAGAGCTTTGCTTAATTTATTTTTTGTTACAATTCCTACAAGTCCAGCTATAAAGCTTACTATCATTAAAACCATATATACAAATATATCTTCTAATTTCATTGCTAGTTCCTTGTAAAAATTTCAAATAAATATAATAAAGCTAATGCAAAAGTTGAAAACAAAAGAGCTATAAGAAGATCTTTTGCAATGCTTTTTTGATTTATCATTTTATTATTTTCTTTCATCTTTCTCTCCTGTGCAAAGCTTGGCTATATTTTCAACTTCTAAGTAATATTTAGAGATTTCTTTAGCACTTTCTAAGTCTTTTTTGTCTAAAGGCTTTAAAGGAAGTTTTAAAGGGCATTTAATAGGAACTTTAACTTCTTTGATTTCAGTTTTAATCAAAATATCTTTAGAAGCACAAGCGCTTAAAAAAACAAAAGGTATAATTAATAGGAAAATTCTCATTTTATCATTCACTTTTTTGCTCCTAAAATATTAAATAATTCTTTATAAGCTTTAAGTTCACTCTGGCAGCTTTTATCTTTAATAAAAACCTTATCCACTTTTAAAACTTCTTTTAAAGTCTCTTTGGGCTTTAAATCAAGTTTTAATTTATCAATAGCTTTATTTTGCTGGGCTAATTTATCTTTAAAAACATTGATTTCATTGCTAAAATGCAAAGCTTTAAGTTTTAGATTTTCATTTTCTAAAGCTAAAGCATTGTTTTTTAAATATAAAAAACCACAAAGAGCAATTAGAACAAAAAAAGCTATTTTTGAAGGACTTAAAAACCTTGATAAAATAAAACTAAACACAATCTTTTCCTTATGGATAAGTCCATCTTGCTTTTTTGCCTCTAGTGTCTAAATGTACAAACCCAGCATAAGGATCATTAAAATTATGTTTTATAGCAATCCCTAAACCTCTTTCGCCATAGGTGTTTAAAACATATTGATGAACTTCTTCTGTTTTAACTCCTTTAACCACAAAGTCCGCTGCACTTCCTATAGTGTGTTGGCTTTTAGGGGCTCCACCAATCTCTGCATTATGCTCTTTGCAGCGATATCCACTATTTATAATAATAGGAGCATTGTAATGTTCTCTGATTTCACAAAGAATGTCTATAAGCTCATCACTTGGCACATTTTGAGGCAATTCGCATTTGCCGCATTTACATTTAAATTCGCTTTCTTTAAAATAAGGGTTATTTTTCATTTTCACTCCTTTAAAATGTCGTAAGTTTAGTTAAAAAGCTGACCCAAAAACTAGAAAAATTTTGTGCTAAAACTCTTTGAAAAAATAATTTGCTTGATTAAAAAAAGAACTCATTTTAAAATTGCCGCTAATTTTTAAAGGATGAAAAATGCTTAAAAGTTTTGAAAATGAGCTTTTAGAACTATTAAAAGATTTTAAAGTAAGAATGTATTTAGGCGAGTTTGAAGACACCCAAAACATAGCAAGTTGTATTAATAATTTAGATGCTTCACTTTTGCTTGATTTTGAAGGAGAAAGTTATAAAGATTTAGAAAATAAAGTGGGAACTTGGAAACTTTATATTTTAACCCATACAAAATCAAAAGCTCCTAAACACAGAATTGATGCTAAGCATAAATTATTTGATGCAATAGAAGCTGTTGATAAAGTGCTTTTAAATGCAGAACCTAGCAATGGTTTTAGAATAGAGCTTAAAGATCTTAAAAAGGTTTACGAAGGAATAAGCGATCATGGCTATTTAAGCATTTATGCAAGAACTTTGCAAAGTAGCTTTTTACCAAAAGATGATTTTTTAAGGATTTAAAATGCTTTTTATCAATAAAGAAAATTTAGTCGAAGTTAGCAATGATAAGCCCATAAAAGTGGCAATTAAGGGTGAGTGGAAAGGGCATAATAATGGCAGGTTTAAGGTTGATGATAAAGATTTAAACTCAATGATTGATAATTTTAATCAAAAAAAGATTGATTTGGTTATTGACTATGAGCATCAAAGCTTAAAAAATGAAAAAGCACCTGCTGCAGGTTGGATTAAAGAGCTTTATTTGGAAAATGATGCCTTAATGGCTAAGGCTGAGTTTAACGAAGAGGCTAAAAAATATATAGCAAATAAGCAATACCGCTATTTATCCCCTGTGTTTGAATTTAATTCAAAAGACAATAAAAGTGGAGAACTAGTAAGAGCTAAGCTTCACTCAGTCGCACTAACTAATACGCCATTTATTGATGAGCTAGGCGAACTCATTGCTAACAAAAATAATATTCATCAAAACAAAGGAGAGAAAATGGATGAAAAAATCAAAGAGCTAGAATCTCAGATTATAGCTTTAAAAAATGACAATAGCTCACTCGCTTTACAAAATGAAGCTTTAAAAAAACAAAACGAAGAAAGCGTTAAAAACTTAGCAAGCTCTTTAGTTGATAATGCTTTAAATAGCGGAAAAATTGCTAATTCCCAAAAAGAATGGGCGCTAATGTATGCTTGTAAGGATTTAGAAGGCTTTAAAAGCTTTTTAGATACCAAGAATGATCAAGTGCAAGTTCCAAAAAATAATGTTTTTGCAAATAAAAACACAGCAAAAACTAATGAGTTTGATGTTGTGAAAATGATGTTAGGGGATTAAAAATGGCTAAAGCTAAAAAAGAAACCCAAAACCTAGAAAATGAAGACTTGGAAACTGGAGACTTACCTAAAGCTTTGTCTTTAGAAGATGAGAACCTAGCTAATGAAGAAGCTGTGAGTGAAAATGAAACCGCTAAGGAATTTATAAATGAAGAAGGAGAAGAAATGCCATCAAAGGTCACACCAAAAAGCTTAAGCAATGATCCTTTAATTGCTATGCCAAAAAGCCTTGAAAGTTTTATCAATAAAGATTTGTTTTCAATTAATGCGAAAATAGATCTTGAAACTAATGAAAGCTTAGCTCTTGGAACGCTTTTAATCAGCGAAGATTTTGGAGAAAGCTTTAAAAAATGTCCAAATGAAGATATTAGTGCAAAAGAAAATGTTAAATTAGCAATGCTTAAAGATCACGCTTTAAGATCCGGCGTTTATGGGGTTTTATTAGCAGGAGAAATCAATTTAAAAGGCGTTCATGTAAGTGCGGTTAAAAAGGCTTTTATGCAAAATTTAATTATTAATACTAAGGAGTAAAAATGGATTTAGAGCAACTTTTGGAACTTTTTTCAAGTACAAAAATAACTGAAGTTATTAATCAAACCAAAGCTTCACCACGCTTTGTAAGTGATACTTTTTTTAAGGATAAAATCCCAAGTTTAGAGAGCACCGTAAGGGTTGAAATTATAAAAGGTGCTGGAATTGTTTTAAATAGCATTTCAGATAATGGGGAACATTCTTTAGAAAATACTAAAGACGCTTATATTTTAAATATACCTTTACCACGCTTTGCATTAGCAAAAAGAATCAGTGCGAGTGAGATTAATTCTTTAAGGTCTTTAGCATTGCAAGAAGCTCAGGCTAAAAGCTTAAGTGGAGCTCTTGGGGTTTTGGTTAAAGAAATGAAAGAAAGCTTTAACACTACGCTTGAATATATGGCAAATGGTGCTTTATTTGGCAAGATTTTAGATGGCAAAGGAAATGTGCTTTTTGATTTTGGAAGTGCAAGTAAGAAAGCTATTAGTGTTAAAAAAGATGGGAGTGTGACTTTAGCCAGCGTTTGTGATGCGATTGATTCAGCAATTATTGATGAATTTGGAACAAGTGCTGATTATGAAGTGCTTTGTGGAAATGAACTTTTTGCGGCTATTTCTAACTTGGCATTAAGTGAAGATCTTTATAAAAATCATCTTGCAAGTAGGGATGAGAAAGATAAGTCCTTAATTTTATATGGCACCAAATATCGCCGTTATAGTGCAAAATATAAAAATACAAATGGAAAAAGCGTTGAATTTTTAAAAGGCACTGAGGGTATGGTTGTGCCAAAGGATAATTCTAATCGCATTTATTATACAAGAGCAAATCATACTGATGCTTTAGGAAAAGCACCAAGTTTAATGTTTGTTTCTAAGCCTGAGATTTTACCTCGTGGGGCTGGAATTGAAATTGTAGGCGAAATGAGAGCCATGCCAGTTTGCACCAGACCAAATGGACTTATTAAGCTTGTTTTAGAGTAAAACGCACAATTTTAGCTTTAAAGGCAAAAAATGCTTTTAAAGCTAAAAAGATATTAGAAAAAGATTTTAAACGATTTTAACCATATTTTAACCACATTAAAAAAGGTTTTTTTAAATGAATTATCAAGACATTTTAGAAGAAAAGCTTATCACAGAAACTAAAACGCATTTTTTTATGATAGATGAAAAGGATTTAATCAAAGAATTAAGCGTTCATGCCATAGCAGAGCTTAGCGATTTAAATGCTGATGGGGTTTGTGATAAAGAAGTGATTGATGATGCTATTAATGATGCACAAAGTTATATTGCAAGTTTTATAAAGATACCTAAAAACCCAACTCCTCTTTTAAAAGATATCTGTGTAAAGCTTACAATTATGGAATTAAAACGCCGAAATGATTTTCCAAAAGAAAGCTTAGAAGAGATTAGAGAGTGGGCTAATGATTTACTTTTAAAAATGGCAAATAAAAAAATTCCAACTGAAATCAACGAAGATAACTTTATTCCACAAAACAAAGTTAGAGCGTTTAAAATTAAAAGAAAAAGAATGGATTTAAGGAGATTAAATGGCTAAAAATTTAACTTCCACCACAAAGCCTAAGATGGCAAAGGTCGGGTGTGGCCTTCAGGTGGGTGCAGAGAGTGAAACTCCTGCTCGTAAGGATAAATTTACTTCATCCGCGAAGTCTCAAAACAACTTAAAAGATTTAGCAAAAGAACTTTATATTGCAGGTTTTGATATATTTAAAATTGCAAAAATTTTAAACCGCAATGAAAAAACGATTAGAAACTACAAAGCCAAAGATGGCGATTGGGATAAGCAAAAAGCTAATCTTTTAACTTCAAAAATAAAAGATAAAGAAAGTGCCTCATTATATGAAAGTTTTACTGAGCAAATGTTTTGTGCGATTGAAAATATAAATACTGATGAAAAAATGAATGCAGAAAAGAAAACTGAAGCCATTGCAAGGATAGGCGATAGCTTTTCAAAAATGAGAAAGGTTGCAAGATTAGAAGATCCAAGTAGCTATCGTTTAAATGTTGCTAAAAAAGTGGTTGAAATTATCATAAGTCATTTAAAAAATGATAAAGATTGCGTAGCAAAACTTGTATCACTTTTAGAAAGTGGAGTGATAGAAAAAGAAATTTTAGCAATGGATATTTAATGCTTTTTTCCAAAGAAGAACTCGATGAGTTTTTAATCTCAAACGAACAAAAGCACGAAAACACTCCAAATGAACTAAAAGGTGCTATGCAAAGAAAAGACTTTTTAGAATGGATGGATGAGCTAAAAAATGAATTAAAAACTCAATTTTTGCATGAAAGCCATTTAGATCCTACTTTAAAACAAGAAAGAATTAAAAGAGCGAGTGTGGATTTTGATTATTTTGCAAGAACTTATTTTCCGCATTATTTTACCATTAAAGGAGAATGTGGCTTACATTTGCACTTAAATGAAGTTTTTACAAAAATCGCACTTAAAAAAGAAAGCAAAGGTGAAAAACACGCCATAGCTGCACCAAGAGCTCATGGTAAATCCACCTACACTTCACAACTCTTTCCTTTATGGTGCTTAGTTTTTAATTATAAAAGCTTTATAGTAGAGATTTCAGATGCGGTCGAACTTATGGAAGGAATGCTTGAAGCTATTAAAGCAGAGCTTGAAGATAATCCGCATTTAAAGCTTGATTTTCCCGAAGTAGTAGGAATTGGCAAGACTTGGCGCGTAGGAGAGTTTGTAAGCAATAATGGCGTAAAGATTAAAGCCTTTGGCAGTGGAAAAAGACTTCGTGGGGTTAGATATGGGGTTAAAAGACCTGATTTAGTTATTTTAGATGATTTAGAAAATGATACTAATGTCAGGAGTAAAGATCAAAGGGATAAATTAGAAGATTGGGTGGATGAAGCGGTTTTAAACTTAGGGAGTGCAGATGGAAGTTTAGATGTGCTTTATATTGGAACCATTTTACATAATGATAGTGTTTTATCTAGAAAATTAAAGCTTGGTTTTTGGAATCCTAAAGTCTTCCGTTCCATCGAAGAGTTTCCACAAAGGCTTGATTTATGGGATGAATACGCCACGCTTTATAGAAATACTGATTTTAATACCGCTCATCAATTTTATTTAAAAAATAAAGCTTTAATGGATAAAGGGGCTAAGGTTCTTTGGGAAGAAGCCAAAAGCTTAGAGGATTTAATGAGGTTAAGGGCTGAAAATCTAAAAGCTTTTAATAAAGAGCAACTCAATAATCCAAGAAGTGAAAATCAAATCTTTAGCCTTGATGGCATTAATTTTTATGATGATTTACCCGCCATTAATCAGTATTATATGTATATTGACCCAGCAGGAGAAAAAGCAAAAAGTGATTTTACTGCGATTACCATTATTGGCAAAGGTGCAAAGGGTTTTTATGTAGCAGAAAGCATCGTAAAAATCTTAAAAGCACAAAGCATTATAAAAACCATTTTTAATCTTCAAAAGATTTATAAATGTCGCTTGATTGAAATTGAAACTAATGGCGGTCAATTTTTCTTAAAAAAATGGTTACAAGAAAAAAGCTTAGAAAGTGGAGTTTTTTTGCCTTTGCGTGGTAAAAATAATAGCGTTAGCAAGTTTGAACGCATTGAGAGTTTAAGCCTTGCTTTTGAAAATGAAGAGCTTTTTTTACATAAAAGCCAAACTATGCTTATAAATCAACTTTTAGAATTTCCAGAAGGGAAAAATGATGATGCACCTGATAGCTTAGCAGGAGCATTTTTATTAGCAAGAACTAAAAGTAGCATTAAAAGAAGAAAGCATCATTTTAACTCTGTTTCAAGAATAAGGCGTTTTTAAAGGAAAAATATGAAAAAAGAAATCAAATCCAAAAGAGAAGTGATATTAAAAAACAATAGTCTTATAAACACTCTTATAAACTCAAGCTATTTAAATGTGCTTAAAATCAGCGAGAACGATCAAAAAATGATTTTTAAAGATCTAAGCTTTACTCAAGCTCATCAATCACGAAGGAGTGTGATTTTAGCAAAAGAGCTTCAAATCGTTTGTGAAAACGAAAAAATAAAAGAAAGCTTTGAGTATCTTTTCAATCCTGATTTATTAAGTCAAATCTTAGAAACCTATCTTTATGGGCTTAATGTATTTGAAGTTAATTACAAGTTAAAAGATGGTTTTTACTATCCAATCTTAAAACAAAGAGATTTTAGAAATTTTGGCTTTAATGAAAATGATGAGTTAGTTTATAATGGCAATGGTTGCGAAGAAATTGTGGAAGATAAAAAAGCAATTTATGGACTTTTTGGCTCTAATTTTTTATTTAAAAATGGCGATGCCTTATTAACAAAGCTTTATTTTCCAGTAAAGCTTAAAAATGCAAGTTTAAAGTTTTGGATGGAGTTTTTAGAAAGATTTGGTTCTCCTTGGGCAGTTGCAAAAACAGATAGCGATCCTGATGCACTAGCTTCTGAAATTCATCAAATGTTAAATGGCGATAGTGCGGTCATTGATAAAGAAGAAGAGCTTGACTTAATCCAGCCAAAGGCTAAAGCAAATTATAATGAAATAATAGATTACTTAGATAATCAAATAAGAAGCGTGGTTTTAGGAGCTAATTTAAGTTCTCAAGTGAGTGGGGGTTCTTTAGCAGCGGCTGAGTCACATAATCAAATAAGAAAAGATTTAGCCGCCCAAGATGGACAAATCGTTCTTTTTATTTTAAATCGTGCCATTAAGTTTTTCAAAGAAATCAATCATTTTAAAGATGAACTCTATGTGCAGTTTTTTAGCGAAGCAGAACCAAAAAGTGAGCTTTGCGAAAGGGATTTAAAACTTTTTAACATGGGCTTTTGCTTTGATGAAGAATACATTAAAAGCACTTATAATGTAGAGGGTGAGCTTATAAGAGAGACTTTAGAAAAAAAAGACTTTAAAGATTTAGAAAATGATAAAAAAGTCTTTGAAAACAAAGTAAAGTTAGAGAGCTTTGAAGAAGATTTTATTGACAAAGGATTAGAACAAAAAGAATACTTAAAAGTCGATGAGAGCATGTCAAAGTTTTTTCAAGAGCAATTTGAAAGCATTGTAAAAGATTGTAAAGATTTTAACGAGGCACTCAATAAACTTAAAGAAAATTTTTCTAGTTTAGAGCAAAGCGAGTTTGAAAAACATCTTTTTATAGCTTTAAATAATTCGAGTATTTTAGGATACTTGGAGGATTAAAATGACAGGTGCAAAAATAGGATTTTTTTCAGAACCTACTAAAGCTGTTGATTTTTTAAAAAATAAAAAGCCAGAGCTTAGTTTTGATTATGATGAACTTTCATATTCAACCCATAAAAAAGTCTTTACTATTGCTAAGCTTATGGATGAAAGCTTGTTAAAAGATATGCAAGATACTTTAGTAAATGCTATTAAAAATGGGGATAAATTTAGCACTTGGAGTAAGATTGCAGAGGAGAAATTAAAAGCTAAAGGTTGGTGGGGTTCAAAGGAAGTTATAAACCCTAAAACAGGTGAAGTTAAAAAAACTCATTTTAATAGTGCAAGATTAAAAAAAATCTTTGAGGAAAACTCAAGAAAAGCTAAAGCTAAAACTATCTATGAAAATCAAATGAAAAGCACTAAACCTTATTTTAAATACTGCACCCAAAAAGATTCTTTGGTTAGGGACAAACACAGAGCCTTTGATGGTATAGTTTTACCCAAAGATGATCCTTTTTGGGATACTCATTACCCACATGTAACCATGCATGATTATGGTTGTAGGTGTAAAGTTATAAATCTAGGCGAAAGTGAAGTTAAAGACTTAAAAATTCCACCTTCAAATACCAAAGAAAGCGAATTTAATGGCTTTAACGATGAAGAGCTTTTAGATGAGCTTTATAAACAAAAAAACACTGAAGTCATTCAAAACTTTATAAAGCTTGATATGTTAAGTGCAGCGGCTAAAAAAACAAAAGAAGTTAAAAGCTTTGCTCATCAAAAAGAACTTTACACTTGGCAAAAAAGCTTAGATGATATGGTGGATGAAGTATTAATCAAAGATAATCAAAAATATCCTATCAATTTCATACAAGTAGGTAAAATGGATAAAAGCACCAAAGAGTTTTTAGAAAAATTAAATAAAAAAGACTTAGAAGACTTATACTTTACACTGAGCAAAAACAATCTTTTACACGCAAGTCCTAAAAGAAAGGCAAGTTATAATCAGGCTTTAAGCGCGGATGAAATCAAGCAAATTGTTAAAGTTTTAGATGAAGCAAAAGAAGTTTATTGGGATAATGCAAATAATTCTTTATTGTATTTCTTTGAAGATAAAAAAGATGCTAGTCGTATCAATAAAATTGTAATTACCCCTGATTATAAGCTAAAGAAGTTTGGTAAAACCAATGCAATAGTTACATTAGGAAAAGTAGAAGTGATTAATAAAGATAATAAGACATATATTAAGATCAGATAAGGCGGTGAGACTTGCACTCACAATACATACCCCAATTAATTTGGACTATCCTACTACTACATTTTAGGTATCAACCTTATCTAATTAAGATAATTTTAGCTTGATGAAACTAAAAAGGAGTTTAAATGGTTTTAGCTTTAGGAGAATTTGAGTTTAAAGCTTTAAATTTTGATAATTTAGAAAGAAGCTTAGAATATAACATACAAAGTCAAAATAGGCTTAATAATCATAATGCTTTATTTGCAAGTTCTAAAGAAAGCGAAAAGATTAAAATACAAGGCAAAACTTTACCTTTAAAAGGGGATAGAAATACTTATTTAGATAAGCTTGAGAATATGGCAAAAGAACAAAGATCTTTTATCTTAACAGGAGCTAATGGAAAGTATTATGGTAAATTTGTGATTTTATCCTTAAATGAAAACAGAAGTGCATTTGTAGATGGAAGTGGCTTTGTGGCACAAAGCTTTAGTATGGATTTAGAAAGGGACTTTGATGAGTAAGATTTACATAGCTAAAAACAACGAGAGGCTTGATAGTATAGTCTATAAGCATTATGGGACACTTTTGTATTTTAATCAAGTTTTATTAGCCAATCCAAGATTAGAGCCTCTTTTAAAAACAGGGGATAAAGTGATTTTACCTAGTATTGAAATCAAAGAAAGCAAGGAAAAGGCTTTATGGTAAGAAAACCTAAGTTTAAACTTATTGCCAAAGGTGAGGATATCACAGAAAAACTTTCTAAAAATCTTATTAGCATTAGTTATGAAGATAAAGAAAAAGCTGAAAGTGATGAGATAAGTTTAAGTGTTTTTGGGCTTTATTCCAAGCCACTTTTTGGGGATAGTTTAGAGCTTTGGCTTGGCTTTGAAAAGCTTTATAAATGTGGAAGCTTTAGTGTGAATGTAGTGAGTAAAAACTATACTTCAAATACTACTGAAGTTAGAGCAAGTGCTATTAATTTTAGTGGAAAAGGCAGCGTTAATATAAAAGAGAAAAAGACAAGAAGCTTTGAAAACACTACTCTTTTTACCATAGCAAGAAAAATCGCAAATGAAAACAATCTAAAAATCAAAACAAGTGGAGAGGATCAAAATATAGTAAGTATTTTACAAAATAATCAAAGTAATTTAGAATTCTTATATAGTATATGCTTTGATTATGGTTTTATTTGCTGTGTAAAAGAAAATACTTTAATCATTACTCCAAAAGATGGTAAGATTGGCGATAATGCTGCTAATATCACAAGCAAGAATGAAAATTTACCCTTATTTGAAATAGCTTTAAAAGAATGTATTTCATTAGAAATTTCAGAAAGTGCTAGAAATGAATATAGTGCCGTAATAGCAGAATGGCAAGATATAAATGAGGCAAAGATAAAAAGCATAAAAGTAGGAAGTGGGGAGAATATATATAAAATGCAAATCTCACAACCAAAAAATGATAATGAAGCTTTTAAAAAAGCACAAGCAAAACTCAATGAGCTTCAAAAAGGTGGATTAAATGGAAGATGTGAGCTTATTGGGCGTGAAATAAGAGCAGGTGGAAAACTTAAGATTAAAGATATTAATATGGATCATTATGAATTTAGTATTAAAAGCGTGAGTCATAGTTTTAATGACCAAGCTTATATAATTAGCGTGGAGTTTGAGAGCTAAAACAAACTTGGTTCTAAATTTTCTCTCAATTCTTTAGTGATTAAATACACAGCATTTAAACTTAAATCATATTTTTTAGCACATTCCACACTTGCATTTTTAGTGCTTATTCCCTGTTTTATGAGTGTTTTAAAATCCTGTTTTAATTCTTCATCTCTAAGTAAGGTTTTATAGCTTGGTATGTAAATATTTGCACCGCCAAATTCTTTTAAGATTTCTCGTTTGTCGTTATTTTTCACAAAATCAATAAAATATTCAAAGTATTCGTTATTGCTAAGCAATGCTAGTCCTATTTGAGTGTTTTTGCAAATTATAGCAAAAAAGCTAAATTTTATTTAGTAGGGTATAATTTTAAAAAATAAAAAGGAGAATAAATGAAAAAAATAATAAGCGTTTTAATACTTGCTTTAAGCTTATTAAATGCTAAAAGTTTTGAAGAAAGCAAAAAAGAATTAGTAAAATTTTATAATGATCTAGGGAGCTCTTACTGGTATGATTTTTATTGCCAAGCACCTTTTAAGGTTAATAAAAAAGGAAAATATATTAGTTTTGAAGTGATTAAAAGTGATTTATATGCTCCTAGAAACGAATACACCAAAAAAGGAAAAATTAACCAAAGAATCAAACGCATAGAATGGGAGCATATTATGCCCGCCCAAAACTTTGGAAAGCATTTACCTTGCTGGAAAGAAGGTGGCAGAAAAGCTTGTAAAAATGATCCAACTTTTGCAAAAATGGAAAGCGATAAACAAAACTTGGTTCCAGCCATAGGAGAGATAAATGGGGATAGAAGCAATTTTAGATATGCTGAGGCTCCTACTAATTTAAAATATACTCAATATGGAAATTGTAAGGTTTATACTGATTTTAAAGCAAAAAGATTTTATCCTGCAAATTATTCTAAAGGCTGGATTGCAAGAAGCTATTTATATATGAGCAAAACTTATAATATCAGATTATCCGACCAAGAAAGAAAACTTATGGAGGCTTGGGATAAACAATACCCTATAGATGAGAAAGAAAAAAGAATTAGAGAATTACTCTAATTCTTTGCAAACTTTAGCCACAATTTCATCTATATCAATAACCAAGCTTTTATCTTCTTCCTCAAAACTCTCATCAATTCTTTCTCTAATTACGCAAATCACATTAAGTAAAATCCCAAAATCTTTATCAGTTTTAATCTGATGAGTGATTCCATTATGCATTATTTCAAGGCTTGTTCTTTTTGCGGCAAAGGCAATTTGTGAGTGTTTTTCTATGCCTAAGGTTAAAAAAAACTCTGCATCGTAAGAATGTATTTCTAAAATCATTTTAATCTCCTTTTGTTTTGATGAGACAACATTAGCTTCGTTTGGCTTAATGTGTGCTGTTGTTTTCTAAATTTTTAAGCCCTAGGATAACTTTATTAGCATCTTCTATACTTAAATACCAAAGATGCAAAGGTCGCTTTTTTACAATATTATTAATAAACTCTCTTAAAGCCCACTGAGTAGGATTTTTAGCATTTTTACTCCAAATGGCTTGTATCATATTAAGTTGCTTTTTTGTAGCCCTTCCGCTTTTAGTGTTTTCTTTTTTAAAATACCTTGCTTTTTTGGTATTTTGCTTTTTTAAAAACTTTTCATCATAGCCCAAAGTTATAGCAAAGTCCCTTAGTTCATCTATGCTTAAATCCTTACTTGAAGCTTTGCCATATCTTTCATTTAAAACCCAGCGATAGCTTTCATCATCGCTTAAATTAGCATCTTTCCTTAAGGTATGAATGATTTTAATTAAGTGCTTTTTTAAAGTGTTTTGAGTATTCATTTTTTAGCCTTTAAAATTTGCTCTAGTTTTGAAGTGAATTTATCAATATTTGCATTATAAAGCTTATTTTGATTTTTTTTGTATTCTAAATAGCTTTGCTCGTAATCTTTATTTATTTTAGTTTGGCTAGGAATTTGAGTTTTAATAACAGGGCTTATTTCAATTTTATTATCAAAAATGATTTTATCTTGGTTTTTAAACATATATTCAACTAGCTTATTATAAAACTCTCCTACATTCAGTGGTTTTCTTTGCTCATCACAAAGCTCTTTATTAGCATTAATAAAATAAAGATTATCCCCACAATCAACATGCTTTAAAACAGGCTTTCCTAACTCATCATAAACAATGTTACCATCATAATATCTAAGTGCAAAAGAATATGAGAAATCTCCTTTTTTTGTTTGAAAAATAAAACGATTTGAAAATGAAATGAAAAGCCATTCTAAAAAAGACTCTATATTTTTGTACCTTAAGTTTAAATCAAGCTCTGCAAAGGCACACACAAGGGAAAGTTTCTCATAACTTGTGCCAACAAATTGTTTTTTTAGCATGGTTAAATCATAGTATTTTTTAAAGCCTAGTATATCTTTTGGTGTTTTAGCTTTAAAATAAAGTTTTTCTATGGCCACAGCTTGAACTTCGCTAATACCAAAAAGCTCTTTTAGCGCCTCTTTTGCATTATCCATTAAAACTCCTCTTCTAGCCAAGAAGCTAAAGCTTTTTGCTTATCTTTATTTTTGTATTTGTTCGCTAACTTTGGAAGCCAAGTTGAATTAAGCGCTCTTTTCCAGCATTTTAAAGGCTTTTTATTAGCCATGAGCCATCTTCCATCGTCTTGCTTATAGTAATTTATAAAACTATCTGCTATAAAATAAGGGATAGAGCAAGAGTTTTTAGCATTAAACTCATCAATGGCTTTAATTAAATCTTCTTTGCTTGGAGGGTTAAATTTCATAACTCATCCCCAAATAAGCTTAATTCTTTGTCGTTGCTGTCTTTATTGTCAGCTTTTAAACTTTTCCAAACAAAAGTGCGACCATTCTCTCCGCCAAGCTCACTTTCCCAAAAAACACCTTTAAATTTCTCTAAAGTATTCCTTGAAAAATTATCACTCCTACTGACATCAAGAGCCGATAAAATCTCACTTGTGCTTAGGCTTTTTTCGTTTAAAAGCTTTAAAACTTTATCTATAAAAGCTTCTTCTTTATCGCTGATTTTAGCGTTTTGTAAATCGGTGTTTTTAATATTTAGAGTTTTTGTATTGATAAAAAAGGCTTGATCTTTAATTCCTGCCCTTTCTTTTTGCACACTAAGCAACACTTCAAAACCTTGCTCTAAATTAGCCACTTTTTGTAAAAAATACATGCAATCACTTGAATTTCTAATATGGTTTGAGCCTTTAAAAGCTCTGCCATCTTTTGTAGAATGGTGTAAAGCTATAATGGTTGCCCCACATTCTCTTAAATTCATGAGTAAAGACATTAAAGACATCATTTTAGTATCATTATCAATATCTGCAAAATTACGCAAAGAGTCAAGTACAAAGAAAACCCCTTCATAGCTTCCTGCCACGCCTTTATTCTCAATCATTTCTAAAAGCTCATAAGCTGAAGTTTTTAAGCTTGATCTATGGATATAAGTGAATTTGCTTTCATTTAAAATAAGCTCACCAAACCCTCTCTCATTTAAAACATTTAAAGGATTATCCATATCAATATAAACGATGCTTTTAACCCTTGTATCTTTGCAAAGTGTTTTAGAAATGGCAGCACTTAAATAACTTTTTCCACTGCCGCCATTTGCATAAATAATAGTTATTGCTTTTTTAACTAAAAAATCAGGGATTAAAAACTCTAATTTCTCATTTAAATCTTTATTTTTTAGCTTAAACTCATTTAAAAAATCCAAATTCATTTTATTTTTTCCTTGTCAAAACTTAATCAAACCCACTAATTAGTGAGTTTTGTTAAATTTTTTGGCTTTTTTTAACATATTTCATTTTTATGTTAAAATTTTTAATATTTTTTAACATTTTAAAAGTTCAGGGTTTTCGTGGATGTTGCCGATGATTTCAATGGTATATCCTTCATCTTCAACTAAATAAATTAAAGAACCCATGTAATGCCCACTTTTATTCTCAAGATAAAAAGTCCCTTCTTTATGAATGCTAATTTTTGCTTCTAAGTAATTGAATGGATTTTTAGCCTTAACAATATCATTTTCATATACTTTTTTACCATTTTTGTCGTAAAGTCTTGTAAAAAGCTCAACTTCAAATTTTCTATCATATCCTTCAAAATTAATTCTTTCGTTGTCACTATAACTGCTTAAAACAACATTGTGTGGACCTTTTATTTGTTTAATTTTAAAAATTGATGGGTTTTTATAAAATTCTTCATTGTCCTCATCCCAAATCCTAAAATCAAAATCTTGTAGTTTCATTTGTTACCTCCATTTATACTTTTTATAGTTTTTTGCCATTCCTCATCGCTTTTAAACTCATTATTAAGTTCTTTTAAAAGTTTAAGTGCTTCATCATTAGACAAATTAGAAAGAATAGCTCTTATTCTTTCTAATGGCTTGATATCCTTATGGATAATTCCAAAGAATTCCTCTTGCTCTTTTGTGCTTAAATCTTCAAAAAGTTCAGCCAAATCATGAGCGTAAAAATCTTCTAAATCACTCGCATCTATGCTTACATTGACATACATTTTTAATCCTTTTGTTTTAAATTAAGTTTTAAAAACTTAATCAAATCCGCCTTAGCGGACTTGTTAAATTCTTTTAAGTCTGATTTTTTTGCTTTGAAGTCATTTTCTTTTTTCTTTTAAAGCTTTGCTTTTTTAGCTTTGGCTTATTTTTAAAATCAAGTTCTAAAAAGTCATTAAAATGAGCGGTTTTTGTTTTAAAAACACTATTTAAAAGTTTAAAAGCCGCTAAGGAAAGCTCTCTCATTTTTCTATCTCCAAGCTTTCAATCTTTGGTTCTATTCTAAAATTATCTTTTGTAACCCTTTTAAGTCCAAGTTTTACTAAAGTGCTATCTTCAAGTTCTACTATAGCTTCTTTGTTGAGTTCTTCTTTGTAAGTGATACACTCATTAAGCCCATAGCTTTTAAAGGCTTTAATTAAACTTTCTAGTTTTTCTTTTACACGTGGTAAAGATACACTTTTACTTAAGCGATAACCAATTTTGCCAAAGGTAAATTCCTTAGATCTTTTTTCAGCAAATTCATGCTTATTGTTTTCACAAAAAGTAGTGATACAAGCTTCTATATATCCAAGCTCATCACTTAAAACTTTAATCTCTCCTGCACGGCTTTCTTTGATTTCATTGCAAGCTAAAGTTACCTCTCCATTGATTTTTTCTATTTGCACACTAAGCTCTGCTACTTTTTTAAGTGCAAGATTTACATCTTCAAAACTATTTATTTGCATTTATTCTCCTTTAATTTATATTTTTCGATTTGATAATCCCAAAAAACCACACCATATTTTAAAGACATGGCATACTTATTTCTTTTCTTGACTATTCTTAAACCCTTTCTATAAGGGCAACTCTAAAGTTAATTCTTTAATTCCTAGCTTTTTAGCTAAGGCTAATTCTTCTTGCATACCTGTTGAATTTTTAGCGTCTTTGTGTTTGCTAAGATAAATATAATCACACGCTTTTAAAAGCTCTCTCCCCATTTGTAAAGCTTTGTCTCTGTGTTTATTCTCTTCCAAATAGCTAAATTGTAGTATGGGTGAAATAGGCGTAAAATCTTCACATTCACGTATAATTTTTAAGCATTCTTGCTCGGCAACGCTTATGGCTAATGATTTGCGTCTGCTTTCTTGCACAGCTAAGCCTTTATAAGGACTTGCTATATAAACTAATGGCATTGTTCTCCTTTTTTGATGATTTTAGGGTTTTACCCTTTTTAAGTCTTCTTAAAAAAAGACTTAAAAAGAAAAAACGCAATTAAAGTGCTTTTAAATCAAGCACTTTTATTCAGCTTTTTATTCAAATGAAAATTAAGAATTTTTTGTGCAATATAATCAGGATAAATTCCTTTTAAAACATCCACAAAAGTGCCGCTTTTTTTAAAATAAATACCCGCACCTTTTACTTCAAACAATGAAGCACTATAGTCTGCTTTTTCGCCTTTAATCATTGTTGTCATGATCTACTCCTTGTATTAAATTGTTTCTTTTTGTTTTTTCTTGCTCTATTAAGTCTAAAGTTTCAAAGATAGCAAGCCATTTATCTTTATTTTTAGGACTTCTTAATTTTTTAATAGCGTGTTTATAGATTTGATGAACACGCGTCAATGAAATACCCAGTTCTTTTGCTATCTCTTCAAAGGTCATTTTTATCCCAACATTAAAAATGAAGCTGCGGCTTCTATGTGTTTAAGCTCAACCGCTTTTCCATCTGCAAATTCACAAGCTCTTTTTAAAAGCTTTTCGCTTTTTCTAAAATTGCCACGAGCTAAGTTAAAAACCAAATCAATTGCTTTTTTATCTTCTATATTAAAATAGGAGCAAAGAGTTTTTAAATCTTCATTTTTTAAACCTTCTTTGTTTTGGTAGCAAAGTCCTTTTAATTCCCATTTTGCACCAATTCTAGAGCTTAGCTGTCCATACTCGTTATAATCATTTCTGCCAATGCCTGTAAGATTGTTTTTAAGTTTTCTAGTACCTACTAAGATTAAAGCAGTATTTGAAAAATCATATATGCGTCTTAAGCACTCCAAAGCACGAAACGGCAAATGCTCACTCTCATCTATAATTAAAACCTTTGAAGTTCTTGCTAACTCGCTAGCAATGCCTCTAATCTTATCATCCAAAGAACCTTTAAAACACACATTGAGTTTATTTTCAAGCCCCACCAAAAGCATTCTTTTACTAGTTTCTGTTGTAGCTTCAAAAAGCACCACTCTTGTTCCATTTTTAGTGGCATATTCTTTAATGGCTCTGCTTTTTCCAGTCCCCGCTTCGCCAATAATCACTCCCATTTCGCGATTGCTCATGGCACTTTCAATGGTTACATTAATTGCTTTTGCATCTTTAGTGGCAATAAAAGGTGTTTGAAGCTCTTTCACGCTTTTTTCTTCCACAAAGCTTTTAATGTATTTTTCAAGTAAAGACTCTACTTTTGAAGCGTATTTATAGCTACTTCCTTTTTTCATATAGCCCACCATATAGCTTTTATTAATCCCTAAACGATCGGAGAGATTGTTTTGAGAGATGTTTTGGGTGCTTAAAAACTTTTTAGTAAGTTCTACTAATTGCATTTTTTATCCTTTTGTTTTTTATGAGTAAAAACTCTTTAAAACTTGAATTAATCAAGCTTTAAACAATTTTTAACCAGCAAAATATTTCTTTTCGACAAAAGCTTCCATGTCAAACTCGCTTTCATCGTTATTTATTTCTTTTTTAGCGTTTAAAATAAGCTCATCCGCATTAGCATTGTTTTTAATCTCTTCTAATTCTCTTTGAGTTTTTAAGGCTTCTTTTGCAAGGGATTTTTGATGCACCTCTTTAGCTTCTATCAAAGAGTTTTCAAAAGCACTTTGTAAATCTTGTAAGTCTTGTTTAATATTAAGTTTAGTAAAGGCGGCAATCTCATCTTTTTTAAGCACTTCTTTAATCGCTTTAACTTCACTTTCATAACCTTTTTTAAGCATTTTATAGCTTTCTTTACTAAGTTTAGCGATACTTTCATCAAGTGCTAGACAAAGGAAGTTTCCGCTTAAATCATAAATGAAAAGCTCTTTAATATTATCGATATTTTGTACACATTTAACTTTTGTGCCAACACTTGGCATTAAAGCACTTTTATAAACTCTACTTTCAAAGTTAATGCCTTTTTTACCCACGACCCTAAGTTCTTTATTTCCAGCGTTAAACAAAAATTCTTCATAAGAGATTTTTACAATAGCTCTATCGCACGAGTTCCAAAGCTCAAGTGGAGTTTTAACGCCTTTTTTACGACGAACTTTGCTCATGTTCCATTTAATCACTTCAGCTTCTAAAAACTCACAAGCTTCGCTAAAGGTAAGAAGTAATTTTTGATTAGTTTTTTTAGCAAAGCCGTATTCATCTTTAGCACGTCTATCTTTTTTAGGAGTTTTTTGCTCTATCATTTCTCTTTTGGCAAGATTATTGCCAATATGTCCATGCATTTTAGAAATTCCTGCATGTTGAAGTGTCCCAAAGCGTCTTTCAACTAAAGCTTTTTGTTCTCCTGCATAAGCAATAGCTGCATCATAGGTAATATTAAGCCCATCAAGCAAGCTTTGAAAATCTTTAGAAAGATAATCTTTTCCATTATCCCCTTTAATCATATCAGGCTTACCAAACTTATCTATGGCTTTCCATAAAAGTCTAGTTAGGCTTAAAGAGTTTGATTTTCCTACCAAAGTAGCTACTCCCATACCGCTAAAGACATCAACGACACTTAAGATATGAGGGCGGAAAGGCTCTAAGGTTTCATCATCTCTTACTATAATATCAGCTGGGGAACTATCGATTTGCCAACACATGTTTTTCATGTCATATAGCTCTCTTTGATTTCCTTGTGCAGGGAGAAACTTAGATTTTGCACGATCTAAGCCTTGTGTTATAATGCAATGTTCTAATGGTTTATCTTTGTAGTAGTTTTTAATAAAGTTTTGCAAGGTTTTTACACTAAAAAGTGGCTTTACTTCTCCTAAATCAAAACCTATAAAGTCATAATTTTCTTTAGTAGCTGCTTCTTTATGGATTTGCCACCAAAGCTCAGTGAAATTAAATCCACCTGCTCCAAAGGTGCGATACTCTCTTAAGGCATATTCTTGCATCCAAGCACTAAGTTTAGTTTTATCTTTGCGATGAAGTCCGCGAGTGTCGACTAAGCCTAGAATGCCATACTTTTTATAGTCTGAACGCCAGTTAGAATAATTTCTCCATTCTACATTACATAAAAACAATGCTCTTTTGAGTGTAAGACCACCTTCAATATATTTTTCTACTTGTTTAAGTAATTTTACTTTACTTTTCGCATCTTCTTTAAGTTCATCGCTTAAATTTTCAAATTTTAAATTTAAAACAGCCAAATCATCATTTATTTTTGACTCTGTTAAATTTAAATTACTAGTTTTTAAACTATTATTTATAGTTTTTAAATTATCGGTAGTAATAATTTCGCTCAATTTAACTTTTTGCATTTTTTCATCATAAATTAAAGTATTTTTAGTGATTAATTCTTGGTTAAAGGCGGTTAAAAGCTTATCTTTGCTTATTTTAAATAGTAGTTTTTTGCCACCCCTGCCGCCTTTTTCATTATCTACTTTTAACCACTCGTATTTATTTGAGTTTCTACTTGCTGCAAGTCTCAAAGCACCTGTGCTTACATTAAAAGCTTGTGCAGCTTCTTTGGTTTCTAAGAAATACACTATTTTAATCCTTGCGGAAGCTCATTAATGATGCCGAGCTCTAAGAGCTTTTTAAATACCGCTTTTGTACTACCCTTAGTATTTCTTTCACCTGTAATTTCGCCTTTGATAATTCTGTGTAAAATATCGTAGCTAATGTTGTGAGTTCTAGCAAAAGCTTTTACATTAATAGCATTGTTTTCAAAATATGCTTTAATCATTTTTTCTCCTTCAATACTTCAATTTTAATTGAAGTTTATTTTTAATTGTGATAAAATTTCAATTTTAATTGAAGTATTATAGTAAAAAATTTTACATTAGTCAATAAAATATGTTAAATATTTTACTTTTTATAAAGGTAATATATGACCGCAAATGATTTTAAACAAATAAGAGAAAAATTAGGACTTACACAGGAACAATTAGGTAATAAGCTTAATTTAACAAGACAGCAAATTATTAATATAGAAAAAGGCAAAACACCTATTAGCAAAAAATATTTTGATAATATAAGCAAGTTAAGTAAAAAATTTTACATTGATAAAGAGGAAAATGCACTAAATAAAGATAGAAATAAACAAGAAATTAATTTTTATTCTATACCAAAACTTAATATTTCAGCCTCTGCTGGTGGAGGTAATGAGTTGATAGGATTAGAGGAATACGAAACAGGTGAAATGCTTGAACTTAGTAAAGCCTTTTTTAAAACAACTCCAAAAAATGTAAAAGCTATCAAAGTTGATGGATACTCTATGATTCCAATGCTTTTACCTGATAGTTGGGTTATATTTGAAGAAATACACGAGTATCAAGGAGATGGACTATACATTTTAAACTTTGATAATCAACTTATGGTTAAACTTTTGCAATTAGATCCAATAAGTAAAGTTTTAGATATTATTAGTGTAAATAAGGATTATAAAAGCTATAGTTTGGACTTAAAAGACTCACAAGTTGAAATCATTATACAGGGTAAGGTTTTGCGTTCTATTATATAATTTAAAGGAAATAAAGTGAATATAGTATTATCGATATTAGCAGTTATTTTTATTTTTCTCTTATGTAATTATTTATATAGAAAAATAAAAGGAATACCAAATAAGCCGGTAAAAGAAATTTGGAATGAATATAAGCAGGAAATGCAAAAAATTGATGAAGCACACAAGCAAAGAATTCAAAAAATTGATGAAGTACATAAACAAAGAATGCAAAAAATAAATGAAAATTTTGAAAAAGAAAAAGAGCGAAAAAAGGACTTGAAATTTAACAAATTTCAAACAACTTCACATGAAATTTTTACCATAAAAACTCCAGAGAATGAAGATGTTGAGGTTGAATTAGCTTGCACGGCTGGATTAATTCAAACTAGCCAAATTGATTATGGAGAGTTTGTTAGGAAAGAATTTTTATACAAATGTTTTCCAGTAACTTGGAACGATTTTTTAAAGCTTAACAAGTATGAAAAAATATTGGCATATACAGTTAAAGATTGTAATGATATTGGATTGTTAAAAGAGGTTTATGAGCAAATGTTCAAATATTTAAAATGGCAAAGTGAGCTTCCTGAATATCTTAAAAAAGATATACGATCTAGAAAAAGATATTTACACGAATTTTCAAATCCCGTTCAAATAAAAAGCAAATTAAGCTTAAAGGCTTATCGCTACTATATCAACTTCTTTTTAAATGAAATACCAGAAGGAAGCTATTTTCCTATGCAAATAATGCATAGGGGTGATGAGTTGAGCGAAGCTTTATATAATACTTATTTTTTAAAAGATGATGAAAGTATAGATATGTATTATCCACCAAATTTTTATGGAGACACATCAAGTTTTGACATAGTAGAACCTAGATTTTTTAACAGTAGGGAATATTATAAAAATTACAAACCTTTTAATCGTTTTGATTTAAAGCCACACTCTGATTACGACTTTAATATTCCAAAATATATAGTAAAGCATTATTTGGATATGAAAACCATTGTTAAAGAAGATGAACATCATAAACGAATTTTTTGTTAGTTTTATTTTAATAAAGTTATATTTTAAGTTTAAGGTTTGTAGAAAAATAAAATTTCCACTTTTATGGAAGTTTTATTTTTCCAAATGGAAATTTTATTTTTCCGCCGACACAATGAAAGAAATTAATATCATAGACTTTGGTTTAATGGGTAAGCAAATAAGTGCTTTATTTTATTTATTAGGCTATGAAATAGGTGTTTATAATAAAAGCAAGCTCAATATATACGAATTTGAAAAACAAATAAAACTTCTACAAAGAAAAATAGATTTTTCTAATTTTAACGCCGGAAAAATAAACATTTGCCAACATATAGAAGATCTTAAAAATAGCTTGACTATAGAAAGCTTAAATGAAGATTTAAATTTAAAAAAAGAAATCATGCAAATTCTTAGAGATAATAATATAGTTTTTTCGAGAGTATGGATGATTTAAACTGCGATTTTATACATTTTTTCAATACTATTTATATCAAATTAATAGAACTTTGTGGTTCTAATTTAGAACGATTTACCCCATTGAAAGATCTTAAAAAATTAGGATTTCATATCATTTGCAGTAAAGGCAATCGAGGAGCTTTAGCAAATTTACTTTTGTTCAATGAAATTTCATCATTTTTTAAAATTATAGAAAAATACGATTATAATTTCAAAGAATGTCAAACAGTTTATGATTTGCTTTATGAAAAAAGAAATTTGTTAAATATTATCGACACTATAGGCATAGAACTTTGTAATAAAATTTGTAAGAATTTAAAAGAAGATGATGAAAATTTTTACCATCCAAAAATCTTTAAAAAGGCCTTATAAAAAGGAATTTTAGGTAGAAAAATAAAACAAACATAAGTGATATTTTATAAAATAAGCAAATATTAATTTAATATTTTATACAATCTAATATTTTTATTAAATTGAAGGGGTGGGGAATGATTTATTGTGATCACTGCGTGATGCCAAATACTAGACCTGGTATTAATTTTACAAAAGATAAAGAAGGTAAAAATATCTGTTCAGCTTGCATCAATCATAAAAATAAAGAAAATATTGATTATAAAGCAAGATTTAAAGAGCTTGAAGCCTTATGCGATAAATACCGCAGAATGAATGGAAAATTTGAATATGATTGCGCTATTGCCGTAAGTGGAGGTAAAGATTCGCATTTTCAAGTGCATATCATGAAAGAAAAACTTGGAATGAATCCTATTCTTTTTAGCGTTGAAGATAATTTCACCATGACTGAAGCAGGTAAGAAAAATCTTAGAAACTTAAGTGAAACTTTTGGTTGTCATATTATTAGCTTAAAGCCTGATATCAAAACTCAAAAAAAAGTTATGCTAAAAACCTTTGAAAAATATGGAAAACCCACTTGGTTTATTGATAGACTGATTTACAGCTATCCTTTTGCTATGGCTTTAAAATTTAATACACCTTTATTGGTTTATGGAGAAAATGTTAGTTATGAATATGGAGGTAGTGATGACAAAGAAACTCCTAGCGCCAAAGAAATATTTTTAAATGGTACAGCTAGTGATTTAGATATAAATGAATTTATAGATAATGAAATCAAAGAAGAAAATCTACAACTCTTTTTTAATCCCAATGCAAATGATATCAACAAACTTAATCCTATTTATCTAAGTTATTTTGTAAAATGGAATTCTTATAGCAATTATATTTTTGCTAAAAGTCGTGGTTTTACTGATCTAGAAGGCGAATGGGATAGAACAATGTGTGCAGAAAATTTTGATCAAGTTGATAGTATAGGCTATATCCTACACGCTTGGATGAAATACCCTAAATTTGGTCATGCTTGTGCGAGTGATTACGCAGCTCGTTTCGTGCGTTATGGACTTTTAAGCAGAAAAGAAGCTATTGAACTTGTGCAAAAAAGAGATCGTAAGCTTGACAATAGATGCGTTGAAGATTTTTGCAATTTCATAGGTATTAGTAAAACTACATTTTGGAAAATAGTAGAAAAACATTACAATATGGATTTATTTTATAAAAATGATTTTGGAGAATTTAAATTAAAAAATAAATTACAATAAAAATATAAAGGAAAGAAATGCAAAACTCATTAGAAACTTATACAATGAAATATAATGAAAATGGATACGGATTACTTTTTCCAGATGGTCATGTAGTACGTTTTTATGAAAGAATTTTAAAATACAAACTAAATAAAATAAATGGAAATTTACTTGATTTTGGTTGTGGCAATGGTGTACATTCAGCGTATTTTCAAAGCAAAGGGTTTAAAACCTTCGGAATAGATATAGTTCCAAGTTTAAAAGAAATTTGGGAGCAAAATATTAAGGGGGGGGGGATATTGTAAAATTATAGAACCAAATTCTAGTATCAAAGGACTTTTTGATGAAAATATGGATATCATCTTTGCAAATCAAAGTCTTTACTATATACCCTTAAAAGAACTCAAACAAAATATTTTAGAATTTTACGAACTTTTAAACACGGGTGGAATACTTTTTGCTACAATGATGAGCAAGAAAAATTATTATTTTTCCCACAGTCAAAAAGAAGAAAAAAATGGCTTGAGTAAAGTTGAAATTAATGGAAGATTAAATGAAACAAGCTTTATACATTTTATTGATAAAGCCCAAGATCTAGAAAATCTTTTTCAACCTTTTGAAACTTTATTTTTAGGAGATTATGATCCTATTAATTTTTATAATTTTGAAGGATCAGCACACCATTATATTTATATAGGTATTAAAAAATAAAATTTTGCCTTTATTTTAAGGCAAAATAAAGGCAAAACTATGAAAAAAACTCTTATCATCGCAGAAGCAGGAGTTAATCACAATGGTGATTTAAATTTAGCTAAAAAGTTAATAGAAATCGCAGCAGATTCAGGCGCTGATTTTGTTAAATTTCAAAGTTTTAAAGCCAAAAACTGTATCAGCACAAAGGCTAAAAAAGCACCCTATCAGCTTAAAACCACAGCTAGTGATGAGAGTCAGCTTCAAATGGTACAAAAACTCGAACTCGATATTAAAGCTCATAAAGAGCTTATCTTACACGCAAAAAAATGCAATATTGCCTTTCTTTCTACTCCTTTTGATCTTGAAAGTGTAGATCTTTTAAATGAGTTAGGCTTAAAAATCTTTAAAATTCCAAGCGGAGAAATCACCAATCTACCCTATCTTAAAAAAATTGCAAAGCTTAATAAAAAAATCATACTTTCAACAGGCATGGCAAATTTAGGCGAGATAGAAGAAGCTTTAAATGTGCTTTGCAAAAATGGCGCTAAACGCCAAAATATCACTCTTTTACACTGCACTACAGAATACCCTGCCCCTTTTGATGAAGTCAATCTTAAAGCCATGCAAAGCTTAAAAGATGCTTTTAAACTTGATGTGGGTTATTCTGATCACACTCAAGGCATACACATTTCCCTAGCTGCGGTTGCCTTAGGAGCTTGTGTGATAGAAAAGCATTTTACCCTAGATAAAAATATGTCAGGACCTGATCATAAAGCAAGTCTAGAACCTCATGAACTAAAAACGCTTTGCACTCAAATTAGACAAATACAAAAGGCTATGGGTGATGGCATAAAAAAAGCAAGCAAAAGCGAACAAAAAAATATCAACATAGTAAGAAAAAGTTTAGTGGCTAAAAAAGACATCCAAAAAGGAGAAATTTTTAGCGAAGAAAATCTTACTACCAAACGCCCCGCAAATGGTATAAGTGCTATGAGATATGAAGAGTTTTTAGGTAAAATTGCTACTAAAAACTACAAAGAAGATGAGCTTATCCGTGAGTAAAAGAAAAATTTGTATAGTCAGTGCAACAAGGGCTGAATGGTATCTTTTAAGAAATTTATGTCATGAAATTCAAAACGATAAAGATCTAAGCCTTCAAATCATCGCTACAGGAGCACATTTAAGCCCTGAGTTTGGACTCACTTATAAAGAAATAGAAAAAGAATTTAAAATCACTAAGAAAATTCCTATCCTACTTGCAAATGATGATAAAATAAGCCTTTGCAAAAGCATGAGTTTAGCTTTTAGTGCTTTTAGCGATGCTTTTGAAGACTTAAAACCTGATATGGTGGTAATTTTAGGCGATCGTTATGAAATGCTTAGCGTAGCAAGTGTATGTCTTTTGATGCACATACCTTTAGTGCATTTATGTGGCGGGGAGCTTACTTTAGGGGCTATTGATGATAGTATAAGACACAGCATTTCAAAAATGTCACATTTACATTTTGTAAGTCATGAAATTTATAAAAAAAGGCTTTTGCAACTTGGAGAAGAAGAAAAAAGGGTTTTTAATATAGGTTCTTTAGCTTCTACTATCATAAAAAATATGAATTTTTTAAACAAAAAAGATTTAGAAAAAGCCTTAGAAATGAAACTAGATAAAGAACTTTACTTAATCACTTATCATCCTTTAACCTTAAATGTAAAAAATACTCAAAAAGAGATTAAAACCTTACTTAAAAAACTTGACACCCTTAAAAACGCAAGTTTGATTTTTACCAAAGCAAATGCCGATGAAAATGGACTTTTAATCAATGAAATTTTGCAAAATTACTGCCAAAAAAACTCACACAAGGCTAAACTTTTTGATAATCTTGGCTCACAAAAATACCTAAGTCTTATGAAAATAGCCAAAGCCATGATAGGCAATTCTTCAAGCGGTATTAGTGAAAGTCCTTTTTTTAAAACTCCTTGCATTAATATAGGCGATAGACAAAAAGGGCGTTTAAGAACTCAAAATATCATTGATTGCGAAATCAACGATCTTGATCAAGCTTTTGAAAAATTAGAAAGCAAAGAATTTAAACAAAATTTAAAAAATTTTAAAAACCCTTATGATAATGATAAAAATCCCAATAAATTCATAAAAACTTGCCTAAAAAATGCAAATTTAGATACAATTTTACATAAAAATTTCATCGATTTATAAGGCTTAGCGTGGATATAAACAAACTCAAACTCACCCCTGATTCAAGCATAGAAGAAGCTTTAAAAATAGTCGGGCAAGAACGCGTTAGACTAGGCATTATAGTTGATAAAAAGGATAAATTTTTAGGAGTCATTAGTGATTCAAACATCAGAAAAGCTTTAATTAGTGGCAAAACTTTAAAAGATAGTATCAAGGATATTTACACTAAAAATCCCATCACCATAAAAGAAAACACAAGCAAAGAACAGCTTTTAAAAATTTCTGCTAAAACCGATATTTATGATTTTCCTGTTTTAGATGAAAAAGGGCAAATTCTTTCCATAAAATCTGTCTCATCGCTTTTAAAAACCAATCCAAACTCCATTGTCATCATGGCTGGAGGCTTAGGATCTCGCTTAAAAGAGCTGACTAAAGATACTCCAAAACCTATGTTAAAAGTAGGCAAAAAACCCATTTTAGAAAGCATAATCCAAAGACTTAAAAATCAAAATTTTGAAAATTTTATCTTTTGTGTGAATTATAAAAAACAAATCATAGAAGATTATTTTCAAAAAGGGCAAAAATTTGGGGTTAAAATTTCTTATATTAAAGAGCGTAAAAAACTAGGTACAGCAGGGGCTTTAAGCCTTATAAAACAAGAATTTAAAGAAAGTTTTATCGTTATGAATGCAGACATTTTAACCGAGCTTAATTTTAATGATCTTTTAAAAGCGCATAAAAAATCAAAAGCTTTAATGAGCGTTTGCGTGCGTGAGTTTGAGCAACAAATTCCTTATGGAGTGATCACTCAAAAACAAGGTTTTATAGAAAATATAGAAGAAAAACCTACCCAAAAATTCCTAGTAAGTGCGGGGATTTATGTACTTGAAAATGAAATTTTAAATTTAATTGCTAAAAATGAATACCTAGATATGCCAGAACTCATCAAACTCGCTCTACAAAAAGGTAAGGTAAATACCTATATCATCAATGATTATTGGATTGACATTGGAAGGCCAGATGAGTTTTTAAAAGCCAATGAGGATTTTAAATGAAAGTCTTAATCATAGGCTTTGGAAGCATAGGAAAAAAGCATTTTTTAGCCTTAAAAAATTTAAAGTATGAAGTAAGTTTGCTTTCTTTAAGTGCTAAAAAAGAAGAGTTTGAAAAAACTCAAATCTATCGTTCCTTAAAAGAATGTCATTTAAATGAATTTGATCTTTTTATCATCGCAAATATCACCACAGAGCATTTTAACACCTTAAAAGCTTTAAATGAGCTTGTAAAAGATAAAATCATACTCGTAGAAAAACCTTTATTTGAAAAAAGCCAAAATTTCACAAGCTCAAAAAATCACATTTATGTAGCATATTTACTGCGTTTTCATCCTGTGATTGTAGCTTTAAAAAGGCTTTTAAAAGGTGAAAAAATTTATTTTGCTAGTTTGGTTTGTAATTCTTATTTGCCCCATTGGAGGGCTTTAGACTACAGGCAAAATTACAGCGCTAAAAAAGAGCTAGGTGGTGGGGTTTTACTCGATCTCTCTCATGAAATCGATCTAGCCTTTTTTCTTTTTGGAAACTTAGAGCTTATATACTCCCAAAATGCTAAAATTTCAGAGCTTGACATAACAAGCGATGATTTTGCCTTTTTGGCTTTAAAAAATTCACAAAAAGCTAAAATTCATATAGAATTAGACTATTTTTCTAAATTCAACAAAAGAGAAATGACCATCCATACTTTAGAAAAAAGCTTTAAAGCCGATTTAATAAACAATAAAATCGAAATTTATCACAAAAATCAAAGTCAAAAAATCTTAAATTTTGAAAATGATACGATAAAAACCCTTCAAAATTTACATCAAGCAGTCTTTGAAAAAGACAAAGAACTTTGCGATCTTAAGCAAGCTTTAAAAGTACTTGAACTTTGTGATGAAGTAAGGAAAAAAAATGGCTGAAATTTTATGTACCATTTGTGCTAGAGGTAGAAGCAAAGGCGTTAAAAACAAAAATATTAAAAAGATTAACGAACTTGAAATGATAGCTTATAGCATCATACAAGCTCAAAATTCAAAGCTTTTTAAACACATAGTCATAAGTACTGATAGTGATGAAATCGCAAGTGTAGCCCAAAAATACGATGCTGAAGTTTTTTTCAAAAGAGAAGCTCATCTTGCCAATGATCGGGCTGCAAAACTTCCTGTCATGCGTGATGCCTTGCTAAGAAGTGAAGAGCATTTTAAAACGCGTTTTGAAACTCTCATAGACTTAGATGCTTCAGCCCCGCTTCGCTCAAGCCTTGATATAAAAAAAGCTTATGAAAGTTTTGTTGAAAATGATAATTCCAATCTCATCACCGCAGTTCCTGCTAGACGTAATCCTTATTTTAACCTCGTAGAAATACAAAATAACAAGGTAGTAAAATCCAAAGAAGGAAATTTTACCACTCGCCAAAGTGCCCCAAAATGCTATGATATGAACGCTAGTATTTATATCTTTAAAAGGGATTATCTTTTAGAAAATGATAGTGTTTTTGGCAAAAACACAGGGCTTTTTGTAATGGATGAAAGCACAGCTTTTGATGTAGATAGTGAACTTGATTTTAAAATCGTAGAGTTTTTAATCTCTTTAAAAAATTTATCGCCAAAGGATTTTTAATGCTTGAAAATAAAATCATCTTTGTAGCAGGAGCTTGTGGACGCATAGGCAAAGTGCTTTGCAAAAAAATACTTCTTAATAAAGGCACGGTCATACTTGCAGATATCAACAAAGAACGCTTAAATAAATTGCAAGAAAATTTAGAAACAAATTTTAAAACAAAACTTTTAAGCTTAGAACTTGACATCACCAAACAAGAAAGTTTACAAATTGCCCTTCAAAAAAGTCAAGAAAGATACGGCAAAATCGATGCTTTTGTTAACTCAAGCTATCCTTTTGGCAAAGATTGGGGTAAAACGCCTTATTATGAACTCAAATACGAACAAATTTGTGAAAGTTTAAATTTACATTTAGCAGGCTTTATGTTGGCTGCTCAAGAATTTGTGAAATTTTTTAAACAACAAGGCCATGGTAATATCATCAATCTTAGCTCCATCATGGGAGTTTATGCGCCAAAATTTGAAAACTATGAAGGCACTTCCATGCAAAGCTCTTTAGAATACAGTGTGATAAAAGCAGGGATTAATCACATGAGCTCTTGGCTAGCTAAAGAGCTTTTTAATCAAAACATACGCGTTAATACCCTAGCAAGTGGAGGAATTTTGGATAATCAAAATGAACTTTTTTTAAAAGCTTATAGAAAATGTTGTGCAAGCAAGGGTATGTTAGATGCTGATGATGTGTGCGGAACCTTGGTATTTTTGCTTAGTGATGAGAGTAGATTTATCACAGGGCAAACCTTAGTAGTAGATGATGGATGGGGCTTATGATGACCTTCACCCCTACTCAAAAAGAACTCTTTAACAAAAACATTGAAGCTTTAAGCAATATTCTTTTAAAAGAAAGTTTAAAAGAAATTAAATCAAGTAAATTTGAACTTGTTTTAGGTAAAGATAATCTAGATATCAATTTAAAAGATACAAGTGATAATACTTTTCTTTATGAAAATGTTATTGATGAATTAAACTCTATGCTAAATACTTATAA